ATGCACAGGAAGCATGGACTGCACGTTACACCCACGAAACCATTGCGATGGGCTTCTCCATCACAGAGGAAGCTGTGGAAGATAACTTATATGACTCTTTGTCTTCACGTTATACCAAGGCTCTGGCCCGTGGTATGGCTTACACCAAGCAAGTTAAAGCTGCTTATGTGTTGAACAACGCCTTCACAGGTGGCCCAACATACGGCGACGGCGTGGTTCTGTGCTCTACAGCACACCCACTCGTTTCTGGCGGTACTAACAGCAATCGTCCTACAACAGGCGCTGACTTGAATGAAACATCGTTGGAAAACGCTGTTATTCAGATCGCTGCTTGGACAGACGAGCGCAGCTTGCTGATCGCAGCTAAACCCAAGAAATTGGTCGTTCCTCCTTCATTGATGTTCGTTGCTACACGTTTGCTGGAAACAGAATTGCGTGTTGGTACAACCGACAATGACATCAACGCATTGAAGAACAACGGTTCAATTCCTGAAGGCTACACCGTTAACCACTTCTTGACAGACACCAATGCTTGGTTTCTGTTGACTGATGTGCCTAACGGTTTGAAGCACTTCGTGCGTACCCCCATGTCTACAGGCATGGACGGTGACTTTGACACAGGTAACGTTCGTTACAAAGCCCGTGAGCGTTATAGCTTCGGCGTGTCAGATCCACTGGGTATCTTTGGTTCACCCGGTTCGTCCTGATGAAACTGAAAAAGGGGCCTTGTGCCCCTTTTTCTTTTGGTGTATATTGTTCTTAATCCGGGCTTTCCGGTGTATCAAACTGTCCCGGCAGACAGCATACTGATTGATACACTTAACTTGTATGTAAGGAGATCCTCATGGGATTCGCAACTCACCTTGGCCCTTGGCTTTTGGGCACTGTCCGTAACACAACTGGCACTACCGTTGGTAATATTGAAAACTGCGGCGCAACCGTTGTTTCTCAAACATTCAAAAAGAACTACACAGGTCAAGCCGCTTCTGCGACTACCGACACCATCTGCGTGTTGCCTGCTGGCGCTCAAATTAATTTTATCCACATTGACACTTTGGTTGCGTTTACTGGCTCTACAGCCGCTAACGCGCAAATTGGTGATGGTTCTACAGCCAACTTGTACTGGGCCTCTACAGACATTACGGCACAAGGTCGCGCGGCTATCAGCAACGCTTCTACTAAGTTAGCTAACTGGTCTGGCGAGGCTACTACTGCATCTCCTAACGGTGCTGGCGTTGGTGCAACTGACGTAAAGATTGTTGCCACATTGACTCCAACTGTTGCCGCAGTGACTGCTGGTACGGTTCAGTACACAATCATCTACACTGTTGCCAACTCTGACGGCAATCAATTCCCAGCATCTGCTTAATTGATCTAGGGGGCTATGGCCCCCGTTTACAAGGAGATTAATTATGGGTATGCAAACAGACGTTAAATCAGCACATTTAAGTGTGGCTGGCTCTCTTTACTCAGGTCGTACACGCCTGAAAGGAATTTCAGTAGCGCCCGTAGCTTCTACAGCGGCTACGTTTGAGTTCCGTGATGGCGGAGCAACTGGCGCAATTTTGTGCCAGATTGACATCGCATCTCAGTCTAATCCGGTTCCATACTACATCACTATCCCCGGTGAAGGCATTATGTTTGCTTCATCGCTGTATTTGACAATCAGTGTTGGTTCCATTACTGGAATTACGGTGTTTCATGGCTGAAACAAAACAGGCAACATTGACAGGACGCAAGCTGTTTATAGGCATCCCCGCCTATGACGGCAAGCTGAACATCAAGACCGCATTTGCATTGGCGCAGTTAATGCCCAAAGCGATGAGTCTTGGCGTATCCGTCACGTTGTCTGATTTGTCAAACTGCTCCATCATAACGATGGCACGAAATGCGTTGGTACACGAATTCTTAAAAACAGACTGCACAGAGCTTTTGTTTATTGACGCAGATGTTATGGTCAAACCTGACGATATTCTGCGCTTGATGGCCCAAAGTGGTGGCATGGATATAACCGCTGGTGCATATCCCCGTCGAGCCAAAGATGCCAAGTTCTTTGCTGACGTGCATTTTGATGACAACGGAGACTTGGAGTTCCAAGGCTCATTGATGCGCTTAAAGCGTGCTCCTACCGGGTTTATGTTGATTCAGCGTCATGTGATTGAGCAGATGATTGCTGCGCATCCTGAGTGGACGTATGAAAAACAACCCGGCGAACAGATGTCAGCCATGTTTGATTTTGCAATTGTGGACGGTAAATATGTCGGAGAAGACTATCTGTTCTGCGATAGAGCTACTCAAATGGGTTTCACTGTTTATATCGACGTTGACATTAGCCTCCCTCACGTTGGACAAGAAACATTTGAGCGAAACTTCCGAGAGGAAGTTGTGATGCCAATGTTAGAAAACATCTATCACTCCAAACTGAAAGTCGTAAATGGCTAAATCACCAGCATGGCAGAGAAAAGAAGGCAAGAATCCAAACGGTGGCTTAAATGCCAAGGGCCGCGCCTCCGCGAAAAAGCAAGGCATGAACTTGAAAGCTCCCCAGCCAGAAGGCGGCTCCCGGCGCGACTCTTTTTGTGCGAGGATGGAAGGGATGAAAAAGAAATTGACATCCACCAAAACCGCCAAAGATCCAGACTCACGCATAAACAAATCACTTAGAGCTTGGAAATGTTAGATCTAAACACCGTCTGGTCAGCTACGCTTTCACTGCTAATCATGGTGTTAGCTTACGTTGCTAACGAAAAATTCCGTGAGGTGGCTAGGCTTGGCATCTTGCTTAACAAAACCCGTGAGGAGGTTGCTCGTGATAACGTTACTCAAGCAGAAGTGGATCGCATTACGAACCACATTGACCAACGCTTTAACAAGCTTGAAGCAAAAATTGACCAGCTTATTCAAAAGGGGTGAGTAATTATGGCCGCTGGTAAATTAGCATTAATGTTGGCAGATAAAGCCGGTGTTGACGTTCCCCAACCTATTAGAGTATTGGCAGATCCAATTGGTTCTGCTGTTAATTACTTTGGCCCAAAAATTAATGAAGCTTTAGGTGCGGCCCCCGGAACGGCTGAAGCTGTGGTTAATCCAAAAGGATTTGCAAAAGGTCTTGCTAAAGATGTTGGCAAAGATTATTTAAAAGATCGGGAAGATATTCCTGAAGAAGATCGTAGTTTTGCATCAGCAGATTCTGGATCTAGTGACTATGACTCCGGCGGAAAATATTACGATACCGAAGGTTTGAGCACAACCGCGATGAAACGTGGCGGTAAAGTTAAATCTGCGGCAAAATCTACAGTAAGCAAAGCATCTCGTCGTGCTGACGGTATAGCTCAACGTGGTAAAACTCGCGGAAGGATGCGGTAATGCCAAGCACAAGTAAAAAGCAACACAATTTCATGGAAGCGGTGGCTCATAACCCAGCGTTTGCCAAGAAAGCAGGCGTGCCCATGTCCGTGGGTAAAGATTTCTCTGCGGCTGATAAAGGCCGTAAATTCTCAAAAGGTGGAACTATGGCTAAGAGCGACATGAAAGAAGACATGGCAATGGACAAAAAACAAGATGTTGCCATGATTAAAAAAGCCTTTAAACAGCACGATGCCCAAGAACATAAAGGTGGCAAGGGCACATCTTTAAAACTTGCTTCTGGCGGTTATACACGGGCGGCTGATGGCTGTGCTGTTAAAGGCAAGACCAAAGGCACACAGATTAAAATGATGGGCGGCGGCGCTTGCTAAGGATTAATCATGAAAAAACCTATGAAATTTAAGCGTTACGATGAAGGCGGTGATGTGATGGAAGCAGCAAATGCTTCTGCTGAATCACAAGACATCGCTAAATCTATGGGTGCTGGCCCAAAAAATATGGAAGCCCCTAAAGCTTCTTCCAAGCCCCGTACTGTTTCCAAGAAAGAATTGGAAGACTCGGGCATGAGTTTGCGTGATTATTTAAATAAACAGCAAGGTTTGACTCGCCGTAAAGAGAAAGATCCTACCGCTGGAGATTCTCCTGATAAAGCAGCACAAGAAGCCGCAGATGCTATTGATCCGGGCCGTGATATGCGCACTCCTCGTCGCTACAACAGTATCATGGAACGCCCGCAGGCTGAGCGTGATTCTATGGTGAAATTGGGCTTGCAACGTCAAGAAGCCGAACGTGCCATGAAAGACTTCAAAGCGAAAAAAGCTCAAGGTTATGCATCTGGTGGTTCTGTTGGCTCTGCTTCCCGTCGCGCAGATGGTATTGCTACTAAGGGTAAAACCAAAGGAACAATGATCGCTATGTGCGGTGGCGGTATGTACAAAGGGAAGAAGTAATTATGATGGCGAGCCGTGGAATGGGGGCTATTAAGCCAAGCAAAATGCCCAGCGGCGTGCGTAAGGCTCGCCGTGATGACACTGACTTTACGCAATATGTTGAAGGCGGTGAAGTGTGGAGTAAGCCACGCCCAGACAGCCTTGGTAAACCCAAGAAGTTGTCATCAGCAAAGAAATCCAAAGCTAAAGCAATGGCCAAAGCTGCTGGACGTCCATACCCAAACTTAGTTGACAACATGAGGGCTGCAAAAAATGGCTGAAAAATGGATTCAAAAGGCAATTAAAAAACCCGGTGCTTTGAAAAAAGAACTGGGCGTTAAAGCTGGTGAAAAGATTCCAGCTAAAAAACTTGCTGCTGCGGCTAAGAAACCCGGTAAGTTGGGGCAACGTGCGCGTCTAGCTAAGACACTTAAAGGTATGAAATGACCACTACCGGCTCGACCCTATTCAACATGGACTTCACGGAGATTGCCGAGGAAGCGTGGGAGAGGGCTGGACGCGAGATGCGTTCTGGTTATGACCTACGTACAGCTCGTCGTTCTATGAACCTGATGACGATTGAATGGCAGAGTAAGGGTATCAATATGTGGACTATGGAGCAGGGGTTTATTAACCTGATCCCGGGTCTAGCTACATATGCATTACCCAAAGATACAATTGATTTACTTGAGCACGTTGTTCGTACAGGGTCAAATACGGCCTCTACACAAGCTGACTTAACTATTTCACGTATTAGTGTTTCTACTTACGCCACAATTCCAAACAAACTTCAACAAGCTAGACCAATTCAAGTGTGGATTCAACGTTTGTCTGGGGAAGTTAATCCAACGTCTTCAACGCTTAGTGCAACCATTACCTCCACGGACACTACGATCACGCTTAGCACGGTGGTTGGATTAGCTGGATCTGGCTTTATACGCCTTGATACAGAAGATATCTATTACACATATATCACAGGTAACGTTCTGGGCGGTGTATTCCGTGGTCAAAATAACACGACCGCGGCTTCGCATACAAGTGGCGCAGCCGTATATGTACCCCAGCTTCCCGCTGTGACTGTTTGGCCTACGCCTGACAATAGCGTCCCGTATCAGTTTGTGTACTGGAGACTTCGCCGGGTGCAGGATGCTGGCGCGGGTGTTGAAACTGCCGACATGAATTTCCGTTTCCTACCTTCTTTGGTAGCGGGTTTGGCGTACCACATTGCTGTAAAAACCCCAGAGTTGATGCCTCGAATTGAGATGCTTAAGCAGATGTACATGGAGACATTTGAGATAGCGGCGGGCGAAGACCGTGAAAAAGCCCCGGTCAGATTTGTGCCGCGTCAACAGTATATTGGTGGCAGTTATTAATGGCACAAAGATTTGCATCCGGCAAGATAGCGATTGCTGAATGTGATCGCTGTGGACAACAGTTTAAACTCAAGAAGCTTAAGACCGAGATTATTAAGCAGCGTAAATACGAACTACTGGTTTGTCCAGAGTGTTGGGATCCTGACCAACCTCAGTTAATGTTGGGTACGTTTCCTGTAGAGGATCCGCAAGCTTTGCGTAATCCACGTAGGGATACAACTTACGTAACGTCAGGTGTTAACTCTAACGGCAATCTGTCAGGTGGTTCTCGGGACATTCAGTGGGGCTGGTATCCCGTTGGCGGGGCTAGTAATTTTGATGCAGGATTGACACCAAACTACTTGGTGGCAACCACATTTGTTGGTACAGTTACAGTATCTTAAGGAGATTAAAATGGCATACACAAAAGCAGCCGATGGAATTGCAAAAAAAGGCAAAACCAAAGGTACAAACTTGGGCGATAACGGCCCTTCCGTTGGCATGATGGATGGCGGTAAAAAAACTAAAGGCGTGACTGGCAAAGCCATGCGTGCAGTTGGTCGCAATATGGCGCGTGCTAACAATCAAAAGCGAGGCTAATCATGGCTACATTTAGCAAAAAAATGATGGGCAAAGAAGTTGGCGATGCTTCAGCCTATGCCAAACCACACACAATGACGGGCAAAGAAGTCAAAGCTTCTACAAACCCCGGCAAAGAGCCAAACAAAAGCAAGCTTGATACGCTTGATATGAGCGTTGGTGCTTTTAGCAAATCGGCTGGTGATGAAGGTGTTAAAACTAGCGGCATTAAAGTGCGTGGTACAGGTGCAGCTACTAAAGGTTTGATGGCACGTGGCCCGATGGCTTAAGGTTTAAACCATGACAATGACTTACACCCAACTTGTTGCCGCTGTAACTGATTACACGCAGAACACGTTTGACACGACCACGATCAATGTAATGATCAAGCAGGCGGAGCAACGCATCTATAACACGGTGCAGATTGCCAACTTGCGTAAGAACGTCACGGGTGTATTGTCAAGCGGCAATAAGTACTTGGCATGTCCAGAGGACTTCTTGTCAACGTATAGCCTTGCTGTTTACCCTGCTTCAGGCACGGGTGATTATCTTTACCTGCTTAACAAAGATGTGAACTTCATGCGTGATGCATATCCTAACCCTGCAACAACGGGTAAGCCTAAACATTACGCCATCTTTGGCCCTCAGTCCACAAACGTCAATGAGTTGTCGTTCATTCTTGGCCCAACGCCAGATGCCAACTACAACGCAGAACTTCATTATTACTACTACCCTGAGTCTATTGTGACTGCCACAACCACATGGTTGGGTGATAACTTTGACTCTGCATTACTGTATGGAACTCTGGCAGAGGCAGGTACATACATGAAGAGTGGAACTGATGATGGCATGTACATTATGTACCAAGAACGGTACGTTCAAGCTATTGCACTCCTTAAGAACTTGGGTGATGGCAAGCAACGTATGGATGCTTATCGTGATGGTCAGGTAAGGGTACAAGTCTCATGAGTAGTATTGTCCAAACCCAAACGACCAGCTTTAAGAAAGAGCTATACACAGGCGTTCATAACCTATCTACCAATACGTTAAAGATTGCCCTGTATACGGCTAATGCTGATTTAAACCAAGACACCACCGTTTACTCTGCAACTAATGAAGTAACGGGTACAGGTTATACGGCTGGCGGTGTAACACTGACGGGCGTAACAATTAACTCCTCTGATTACACAGCGTATGTAGATTTTTCTGATGTGGTATTCAATGCATCGGTTACGGCACGTTGTGCCTTGATCTATAACGTAACCCAAGGTAATAAATCCATTGCTGTGTTGGACTTTGGGTCTGACAAAACATCTACCAATTTCACCATCACAATGCCTGCTAACACAGCAACGGCGGCATTGATTCGTTCTTCTAACTAAGGAGTCACCATGACTATCGACAAAATGACCGCCACCGACATGGTGCAAGCATCAACCAAATACAACACAATGCCTGAAGACACGATGGCTATCCACGGTACATACCACGCTGTTTGCTACAGCGCAGACGGCTTTATCAAATGGGAAGATGGTATTGAAAATCTTGTAACCACAGTGGGCAAAAACTTTACGCTGGACACCACGCTGGGTAATACCGCTGGCGGTGCAGTTGTGATGGGTCTTAAAGGTACAGGTACAGCAGTTGTAGCTGACACCCAAGCTTCTCACGCCACATGGTTGGAAGTGGGCTTGGCTAACGCACCTACGTATTCAGGCAACCGTCCTACGCCATCATTTAGCGCGGCTTCTGCTGGTAGTAAAGCAACATCTTCTGCGGTGTCGTTCTCTATCACCAGCACCGGCACTGTGGCCGGATGTTTTATCAACATTGGTGGTAGCGCGACTAAAGACTCAACATCTGGAACATTGTTCTCTGCTGGAGATTTCTCTAGTTCTAAGTCTGTTGTGTCTGGTGACACCATCGCTGTTACCTACACTGCTACATTGACCTAAAATGGCTGCGGGCTGGGGCGACAATACTTGGGGCAACTTGGGTTGGGGCGGTGTTACCGTCTACGAAGAGAATGTCACTGAGTATTTGCCTGCGCCCAACGGATGGGGTACAAACACATGGGGGTCTACCACTTGGGGTGGCCTAACTACATTTGCCGAAACCCAAACCACTGTTACTCAATACAATGAATCGGTTGTTGAGCCTTTAGCTGCGCCAACACCGTGGGGTAGCGGGGCTTGGGGTTCTAGTGTTTGGGGTGGCTCTGGTGAGATTTTTGACACGGTATTTGGCGGGTTTGTTTTGCCCGTTTCAGTTACAGAAACTGCGGCTATATCCGAAACCAATGCGGCAATAACTACCTATACCAACGCTGTTTCAGACAGTATGGCTACCTCTACCACAGAGTCAGCCACAGCTAACTTCCCCGCATCTGTTACAGAAACAGCGGCAACAAGTACTACCGAGGCGGTAGCGGCAACGTTTGCCAAATCAATTACTGAGACTTTGGCAATAGATGCAGTTCAGGCTGTGGCAGCTACATTTGCTAGAAGTGTTACGGAAACAGCGGCGTTGACAGATGCAAATACAGCGACTACAGCCTATACGACAATTGTTGCAGATTCTGTAGCTACAAGTACAACTGAGTCTGCCACGGCCAACTTCCCAGTCTCCATTACGGAAACTAACGCCATTTTGTCGGTTGAGCAGGCTGTAGCTATCTTTGTAGGTAGTGTGACGGAATCTATAGCTATTGCAGAAGCGCAGCTTGCCACACTGATTATGACCATCACGGAAACGATGGCTACGTCTGACGCTACAACCGTTGGCACGTATTACACAGAATTTATTGCAGAGCTTGCGGCTATCATAGATAATCCAGTAGCGGCAACAACGTATCGTTTAAGCAGGTCTGAAACGGCAGTTATTACGTCTACGGAATCGGGACGATTCTTGTGGGAAATAATTGATGACACAGAGACTGCAAACTGGCAAAATATCAGCAATCCGCAAACACCGGGCTGGACGGCTGTTGATACCGTAGAATCGCCCGGTTGGACAGTAATTTCTACTCAGTAGGAGCAATAGATGGCAAATACAACGCTAATCGGACTAACCCTCCCGTCAACAGGCACACTGTCTGGGCAATGGGGCGACACAGTTAATAACGCTATCTCGCAGATTGTTGACGTTGCGGTAGCTGGTACTCAAACGGTTACAACGGACGCAGACGTTGATTTGTCCGTTACCACGGGTACATACGCTAGTACCGGCCTGACATCTTCTAGCTCTCAATACGCAGTTCTTCTGTGTACAGGCGCACGAACAGCGGCTCGTAACATTAACGTCCCCAAGCAGAGTAAATCCTACGTTGTTATCAACAACACCACAGGTGGCTACTCAATTACAGTGCGCGGTGGCCCTACATCCCCTACAACGGGGGTAACTGTATTAGCAGGAACTCGCGCAGTTATTGCTTGGGATGGCTCTGACTTTGTAAACGTGGGTGGTGGTTTGCCAGCAGGCTCTAACACTCAAGTCCAGTACAACAACTCAGGTGCGTTTGGTGCTTCTGCAAACATGACGTTTGACGGAACTAAACTGACTGTTGGAAACCTTTTGGATTCTGGTCTGACAGCAAGTAAACCTGTATTTACAGACGCAAGTAAAAACTTGGTGTCTACTGGTACTTTAGGCGTTGACCAAGGCGGTACTGGACTAGCTACAACCACTGCTTATAGCGTGGTGTTTACTGGTACAACAAGTACTGGCGCATTCCAAGCTACGGCTGGCCCCGGCACATCGGGGTATATTCTCACAAGTAACGGCGCAGGAGCGTTACCAACGTTTCAGGCAATTCCAGCTTCTGGCGTATCACAAGCCAAAGCAACTATGATCTCTTTCATCTTTGGCTTCTAAGGAACTAACATGGCAAACCCAAATCTATTAGCCGCGACCACAGCCGCTGGCACAGTTGCATATCTCACACCCGGCGGTACATCTGCACTGGTGTTAATCAGAAACGCTGCCTCTAGCGGTACAGTGCTAAAGATCAACCAGATCGTGGCGGCTAACGTCAACGGTTCTGCGGCTGTAAATACTACGGTATCTGTATACACTAACGGCGGCGTTGCTCCCGGCTCTGCCCCTTCAGGTGGCGCGGCTTACCCCATTGTGTCTACAGTTTCTGTCCCTGCAAATGCTTCATTGATCGTTGCAGATAAAACAACTGCAATTTATTTGATGGAAGATCAGTCTATTTCAGTGACATCTGGCACAGCCAGCGGTATTACATACACAATCAGCTACGAAATCATTTCTTAATCGGGGTAGAAGATGTCCCAACGCTACCAAGCCGGTATTGTTACCGCTTCATACAACGGGTTGAAAGTACCTGATGCGCCTACTATTGGTACGGCTACGGGAGGCTCTAGTTCTGCATCTGTAACTTTTACAGCGCCTTCTAATATAGGTGGTGGGGATATCACTAGCTACACAGCAATTGCCACTCCCGGCGGCGCAACAGCTTCGGGCGCGTCTTCTCCTCTTACAGTTAGCGGTTTGTCCAATGGTACAGCTTATACATTTCAAGTATTGGCTACAAACGTCTATGGATCAGGCCCGCTAAGTGCGGCATCTAATAGTGTGACTCCTGCTGCTGCTATTTCGTACCTTGTAATTGGCGGTGGCGCTGGTGGTGGTGCTGGTTTTGGTGGCGGTGGCGGTGCTGGCGGTTATTTAGAAAGCACTACTGCAACTCTTACAGACACAAACTTCACTGTGTTTGTAGGTACAGGCGGCTATGGCGGCCCTCCCGGCTCTGCTAACGGTGGATATGCTACAGGCGGGTATGGAATTTCTGGAGCAAATTCTGTATTTGGCTCTATTACTGCAATTGGTGGTGGTTTTGGTACAAGTGAAAATTACCCACCAATAACCGCTGGTACGGGCGGCTCTGGCGGTGGAGGGGCATACTCTGTAGGTGCGGCAGGTGCGGCAACTTCAGGTCAGGGTAATGCTGGTGGCGCAGGTAGCAGTACACCAGCAGGTGGTGGCGGAGGCGGTGCTGGCGCGGCAGGTGCGGCTCAATCCGCTGGTGGTAATGGTGGTGCTGGATTGGCTTCCTCTATTACTGGCACATCTGTAACAAGAGCGGGGGGAGGCGGTGGTGGACAAAATAGCTCCGGCTCCGGCCTTGGTGGTGCTGGCGGTGGTGGTGATGGTGGTATTAACGTAGCCGGTACTGCTGGAACAACCAACACGGGTGGCGGCGGAGGTGGCGGTGGACACCCCGGCGGCATAGGAAATCAAAAAGGTGGCGGTGCTGGTGGTAGCGGCCTTGTTGTTATTAAATATGCAAACACTTTAAGTGTTGGTGTTCCTTCCACATTAACTTCGTCAACAACAACATCTGGCTCTGACAAAATCACAACATTTACTGCTGGATTAGGTAATGTTCAACTTTCCACTTCTGCTTTAGACATGGAGTATTTGATCGTTGCGGGCGGTGGCGGCGGTTCTGGAGGTGGTGGCGGTGCTGGTGGCATGATAAGTGGCGTATCAGCTAGGTTTTCTGGCTCTTTCACAGTTACCGTAGGTGCTGGTGGCAGTCAAGGACAACAAACTTCAGGAAATGCTAGTGCGGGTAGTAATTCTTTAATTACAGGCTTGACCGCAATTGGTGGCGGATATGGTGCTGGCGCTTATGCTTTAGTTAATGGTGGCTCTGGTGGCTCTGGCGGTGGCGGGTCAATTGGTTCCTATATTGTAGGAATGGCAAATGGCGGTACTCCAACATCAGGTCAAGGAAATACGGGTGGCACGGCAGACGCATGGACTACTTCGTATGGCTGGGTATCTGGCGGTGGTGGTGGTGCTGGTGGTAAAGGTCGTTCTGCAACAAACTACAATACTGGCGGCATTAGCGGCCCTGCTGGCGGCCCCGGACTGGCTTCATCTATTACAGGTTCATCTGTAACTTATGCGGCTGGCGCACAAGCCTATTGGTCTAATACTGTTAGCGCAGATGGAACGGCAAACTCAGGAAATGGCGGCGGTGGTTCAAGAAGTCAAGAAGCCGCAAGTCTGGGATGGAACGGTGGTTCTGGTGTTGTCGTTATTGCTTATCCTAATACATACCCCGCATTAACTATTGGTGGTGGTTTAACATATGACCAACCATCACGCTCTGGTTACAGGGTGTATAGATTCACCGCTGGTACAGGCACTATCACTTTCTAAAGGATAAATAATGCCTAATTATTCAGGAATTTGGACATCAAGACAGCAGATGCAAGCTATTGCGGCTGGCACTTGGCCTTTTCCATCTCTTCTTGTGCAGTACCTTGTTGTTGCTGGTGGCGGCGCGGCTGGCGGTGATCGTGGGGGCGGTGGTGGAGGAGGCGGTTTTAGCACTGCAAGTGGCTTTGTAACGGCTTTAGGAACTAGCCTTACTGTTACTGTTGGTGGTGGCGGTACTGGTGGCAATTACTCTACTAGAGGTACAAGCGGTAGTAACTCAGTATTTTCAAGTATTACTTCGCTTGGTGGCGGTGGCGGCGGTGCAGGTTCTGCGCCGTTCCAAGGTTTAGACGGCGGTTCAGGTGGTGGATCAGCCGGTAATTCCGGCACTCAATTAGCCGGTGGTTTAGGTACGTCTGGTCAAGGTAATAACGGCGGCTCTGGTCTTGCTGGTTCTAATTATTCAAGCGGTGGTGGAGGGGGTGCTTCAGCGGCTGGCGGTAATGCTGTTAGCGGCCAATCAGGTAATGGTGGTAACGGCTCTACCGCGTTTGATGGTAATACTTATTCTGGTGGTGGCGGTGCTGGCGGTAGTACGCAAGGCGCAGTTCGTGGTACTGGCGGTTCTGGTGGGGGTGGTAATGGCGGTGGAAATTCTGTTAGTGCTACCGCTGGGGGAACTAATACTGGCGGTGGTAGCGGAGGAAATGACAACGGTACTACTCCTTCAACTAGTCCAAATGGCGGTTCTGGAATTGTTATTCTTAAATACCCCGACACAAACACAATCACAGTTGGTGGTGGTTTAACCGCTTCTACTACATCAGCAGGTGGATACAAAACAACAACGTTTACTGCCGGTACAGGAACCGTTTCTTTTGCTTAAGGAGTTAACATGGCACATTACGCATTTTTAGATTCAAACAACATTGTTACCGAAGTCATCGTTGGTAAAAACGAGGGCGAAGACGGTATTGATTGGGAGCAACACTACGGTGAATTCCGTGGTCAGACTTGCAAACGTACAAGCTACAACACTTTTGGTGGCGTTCACAATAATGGCGGCACACCTTACCGCAAGAACTACGCTGGTATTGGCTACACATACTATCCCGCAAGAGATGCTTTTGTTGCACCAAGACCATTTTCCTCTTGGATTCTTAATGAGACATCTTGCGTTTGGGAACCACCTACACCAGCGCCCGTTGAAGAAGGTAAATTCTTCCGTTGGGATGAGCCAATAACGGCTTGGGTTGAAGTGACATTTACACCTGCGGTTGAGGCCCCTAATGTCTAAGCAGTATCCGGGCGGTTTAATTACTAAAAACCCCGTAACGCCAACTACATCTTCTGCGTCCGGTATTTGGTCGCTTTCAGAGCAAGCTTATTGGCAAAAACTTGGTTTGTGGCCCCTTGTCGCGGCAGTACCCGGTGCACCTACTATTGGTACAGCTACGGCTGGGGGCAGTTCCGCGTCTGTAACTTTTACAGCACCCGCTAATCCCGGTTTTCCTGCAACAATTACAGGCTACACAGTAACATCATCTCCCGGAGGGATTACTGGCACTGGCTCGGCCTCTCCCATTACAGTTTCTGGTTTAACCAATGGAACGGCATATACGTTTACTGTAACCGCAACAAATGCAACGGGCACAGGCCCCGCAAGTGCGGCATCCAATAGCGTGACTCCTTCGGCTTCTCCAATAGCTAATTTCTTAGTTATTGCAGGTGGTGGTTCTGGTGGTTGTCAAAGTAATCGTGCAGGTGGTGGCGGCGGTGCTGGTGGTTACAGAACGTCTTATGGTACTTCTGGCGGTGGCGGAGCCGCCGAATCTCCATTTACATTTACGCTCTCAACTAATTACACAGTAACAGTTGGCGCTGGCGGAGCATCAATCAGTTCGGCTAGAAATGGAAATGTTGGCTCACCTTCAGTATTTAATGCCATTACTTCTGCTGGCGCAGGTGCTGGCGGCGGGTATAGCTCGGCTGGAGGCGGGACTAAAAACGGCGGTTCAGGCGGTGGAGCAGGTGGCTATGCTGGGGATGGTCAAAGTAATGTGCCGGGAACTGGAACAGCAAACCAAGGTTATGGCGGCGGCACTGGTGTAGATAGTTATGGCCCTGAAGCGACAGGTTTAGGTGGTGGTGGTGGTGGCGCAGGGGCTGTCGGCACGGCTGCAACAGGAACTTCTAGTGGTACGGGTGGTGCTGGTGGTACAGGTGTTGCATCTACCATTACAGGTACTTCCGTGTTCCGTGGCGGTGGTGGCGGCGGTTCCGTGTTAAACAACGGTAGTGGTGGTCAAACTACCGGTGCTGGTGGTACTGGCGGTGGCGGTGCTGGCGCTAATGATTCAGCAATTCCAAACGGTACAGCAGGAACTGCAAACACAGGCGGTGGTGGCGGCGGTGGTAATATTAACTATAGCGGTGTCAGTGGTGCTGGTGGTTCTGGTATTGTTATCCTTAGATACCAAAATGCCTACACCATCACAATTGGTTCTGGCTTAACAGGCACAACTACTACTGATGGTACTGATAAAGTCACAACAATCACAGCAGGGACAGGTACTGTCTCTTGGGCGTAACAGCCATGTGGGACTGGACTGAAGCACTTATTGCGGCAGTCTGTGTCACGGCCTTTGTCATCTTTGGCACATATATGATTGCATGGGGCTGGATGTGGTAAATGCGCTGGCTAATACTGTTACTGTTATTGGGGCTGGTTGGGGCCGTAGCCAAGAATGGTTGCCATGTGCGCGAGTTCTACGGAATAGGCTACACGGTTCACGATCCGACCGAACGGCACAAACAAATGATGGCGTGGTTGGATCAGAACGCAGGTCATTGCAAGTCAACGGAATACACAGTCATTTGGAACAATCTGGCAGAGTGGGCGGGCGCGGCAGACTCAACATGGCTTAGAGCAAAAATAGTTCATGGATACCAAGATGCACTTGAGCGTGAAAAGAAATGATCGACACCATCAAATTATTTCCGACCGTTCAGCCGTCTGGGTATCCAGACAAGCATGACCTTGCCCAGAAGAAGCTAGAGAAACAGCACGAAGCAAACAGGATTATTGAGTTAGCCAAGCGCAAGCAGACCGAGATTCAAGATGTAGGGTTTGAGATTTACTGTAAAAAGGTAGTTCAAGAACGGCTCCGTATGGAGATATTTACAAACCGCAAGTTGGATATTTATGTATGACCAAGAAGCCAGAAGCACCGATGCCGGACACGAAAGAAAAGCTGACGCTGTACGTCACGCTGATGGTAAGCACCACCCTGTGCATCTGCGTCTTGGCTATGGTCGTGGCGTTTCTCCTTGGGCTTTGGGCAAAACAAGTGGACAACCACGAGATATTCAAGATGCTTTCACCCGCTTTTTCTACTCTTATAGGCGGCATGATTGGGTTCCTGTCTGGTATCAAACTGATGGCAGATGAAAATAAACCGCATCACAAATGTAAGGAATAACCATGTTAGACATTCTTTCCGGAGGCTTATTAGGTTCCATTTTTGGCGGTGTGTTCCGTCTGGCCCCCGAGGTTCTGAAGTTCTTTGATAAGAAGAACGAGCGTCAGCATGAACTCAATATGTTTGCACGACAGTGTGAATTGGAAACGCTACGTGGTCAGCAGAAGTTGGCCGAGATTGGCGCACAGCGCGAAGCCGCAGTGGATGTAGGAGTTATGGATGCGTTTCAGTCTGCCATAGAACAACAAGCCACAATGGTTAAAGCCGCAGGCGGTTGGGCGGCTAGTCTGTCAGCTTCTGTGCGTCCCGTAGTTACATATTGGATTCTGTTAATTTGGACGTTCATTCACATCTGGTATGCGTGGTCAAGCATGAACTCAGGGCTTGATGCAACTGAAGTGTTTAAACTGTTCATGTCGCCTGACTTCTCAGCGTTGCTGGGCGGGACAATAAATTTCTGGTTTTTGGATCGTACTTTAGCTAAACGTGGGCTATGAACCTAGAGTTAGCCGCCAGCCTGTGCCGTCAATTTGAGGGCTACCGTGCCAAGCCGTATTTATGTCCGGCTGGCGTGGCTACGATTGGCTATGGTTCTACCTACTACGCAGATAAACGCAAGGTAACTTTGGAAGATGCGCCGATGGATGAACCCACGGCACGGGCGCTTTTGATGATTGAGCTTGAGCATACGTATCTGCCCGGTGTTCTGCGTAACTGCCCCGGCCTGATTACAGACGTTCGCAAGTGCAACGCCATCGTAGATTTCTGCTACAACCTAGGCACGGGACGCTTGCAAACAAGCACGTTAAAGAGGAAAATCAATGCCAATGATTGGGAAGGGGCAAAAGAACAACTGATGCTCTGGACTAAAGGTGGCGGTAAGGTACTGCCGGGTCTGTTTAAACGCCGCACGGCTGAGTGCGCTTTGTTGGATTAACCGATGACTGCCTTGCGTTTAGCCCAATTTGCTTTCATGGCTTCAGATTGCCGAGCACGTTGCTCTGGACTGCGTAATGTTGCGGCTCGTTTTGCGGCTATGGCAGAGTCACTATTTAACACTTTGTGGTACTTCCGCATAGGGTTGTCTGCGTCAAGCAAACGTTGCCGTGCCGCATTCTTAAACTGGTCTGAGTGTTTTTTAACTCCGGTTCTTTCTGCAATACGCGCCGCACGGTACTCTGGGTCTTGCCATTTGGCTTTGATTTTGGCGCGAACTTCGGGTTTTTTGGCTGGGTTTGCATCACCTGTAAACAAAGCTTTTACTGCTGGGTCTTGCATTCTTTCGCGTTGTTTTGCACGAGCTTCAGGACTACGGGATGGGTGTTTAGGGTCAAGCATTGCTTGGCGTAGTTTTTCACGGTGCTCAATGCTGGGAGAGTGCATACCTTCTCCGCCTATGCGTAAATTGGTTAGCGGCCCCGTATTAGTTTGCAAACGTCCAAATTGTTCAATTAACTTGCGTTCAAGCTCTTGTCCCTCGATAATTGAAGCAACTGTATGAAATTCAACAACCACATTATTAACACCTATTTCAACAAGTTTTTGTTGGGTCAGCCAGTTA